AACACATCAAGATCTGCTTCTTTCAATATTCTATTTTCTGTGTGTTCGATAAAATCGTTTGTAATTGTAGATGTCAACACATCACTACTAGTTTCTGTGTAATCTAAAATCTGCTGTGTTAGTTCTGCGTATGTAGTCATTAGTTACTCACCGTCACTGGACCAGAAGATGCTTGTCCTCCACCACCACTACCAGTTGTAGATGGTGCAGTTGTTACTGTAAAAGTATAAATATCATCATCTGTTTTTGTTATACTAAAACCTGTTGATACTTCTATCTCTGACTCAGAAGCACCAAACAAGTTACCAGAAACAGTTCTAAATCTTACTGTGTCTCCCGTAGATCTTTTGTGACCTGGTTCAAATACAGATACAGTTGTACTAGAAGCTGTAAATTTAAACGGATTCAAAGGTAACAATCTTTCTGTAGGGTTTTCTACTCTTGCTGGTCTTGGATACTGTAAAGATATTGCATCAGGCATGTGCTTGTTTGGTCTGTCCTGTGGTGTCTTAGGTTCAAACTCACTTTTGTGTACGCGTGATCCATTCCATTCTACAACCATTTCGTTGTATGGATATTCCATACCACTACGGTCAGAAATAAATTTTGCGTATTTTCCTGATGCGTAACTCATGTATTAGCTCCAGGTATATTTGCCGCCTTTTTTAGCAGCGCCCATTCCTAGTTTAGTACCAGTTACTTTTCCTTGCTCAACAGTAATATCTTGTGCTTTACCTTTTGCTGGTGCAATACCTTTGGTAGTTACAGCAGCAGCTTCTACAGCATTGGGTATATTGTTTTGACCTCTGCCGTAAGAACCTATCTTTTGGGTAGATGCTTCTCTAGTATTAGCTGTTTGAGTGTTATGTCTTGGGTTACTCATTAGTCCTCCTTTTTACAATTACAATCACAACATGCACATTGACCACCACAACAAGCTCCGCTGTTGCTGCAATGACACTCATGATTACATTTTTCACATATTGGCATATAACCTCCTATGGTGTGTACGCCCGTGCTGGTTCAATTCTAAAAGAAACTCTTTCTCTATCGTTTTCACTAGCACGTTTAAACTCTTCATCATACACCGCTTTTAAGTTTGCACTTAACATTGGTGCTCTTTTCAAACTTATATAGTATGCCAAACCTGCAGTCAAACAAGGAAGAAAGTAGAAAGGTACGTCAGCTTCGTTGGTATAACTTCCTGCATCTTCTATTCTAGCAAGATAAAAATACTTAAATATGTATGCTTTATCAGGGCTAGGATATAAGAACAAAGTCATATCGTTTGCTGGTCTACCACTACTGCTAGATCCTCCAGTTGTAACTGTACCAGGAACTAAAGCAAACTGTGTAGGTCTTGCGTCTCCTGATGATGAGTTTTCTTTCTTACTTAAATTTATAAATTCAGTTCTAGATATTCTGTTAACAGCAACGTCAGTTGTGTTACTGTCACCTTCTAAGTTAGAAGTTGCACCTGTTGTAGTTGTTACAACAGCGTCTACTATATCTATAACATTTTGATCAATAGCATAGAAGTTTGTTCCTGCAGTTAGTGTTTGTGTTGCATAAGTTATACTCCACAAATTTAAACCACGGTTTGCCCACTCTGCTAACATCAGATTCATAGATCGTCTGGCTGTTTTTAAATCATAGCCAGTGCGAGTCTCTAACTGACATCTTTCGAATGCTTCCTCTATTATCTCTTCTATTGAGAGATTAAAGGTTTGTGTGCCTGAATAAGCCATCTAAACCTCTAATATATTTTTTGGAATTCTGCTATAACTGTGTACATGTTGCCTGAATCAGCTGTACTCGGTACAACAAAGTTAACATCACTCTGATTACTGTTACTAGATTTGTCTGCTGGTACGCCACCAAACTCTCTAAAGTCCCAATAGCCAGCACCTGTTAATCCTAGTATAGGAATATCTCCGTCTGAATCTTCTTCGTCTAAACGTGCAAAAGAGTTACCTCCGTCGCCACCTTGACAAGAATACCAAACTCTAAGTAAACCTAAGTGTGCTACAGCTGTGCCATCGTTTCTAGCAGTCAATGCTGAAACGTCACCCATAACTGTTGTGCTACCTGTTCCGTCTGATTGTACAACCATTTTGATAACAACACGGTTATCATTCTGTTGTAGTATTGTTGGTCCTGTTACTGTGTCTGCCATGTTCCCTCCTTAATCAAGAACTGTGGGGCCGTTAAGCCCCACATTGTTAATTTAATATACTGAGTATTCTAACTCCACTGTAAATCTTCCAGCCGTTATATCAGCGTTTACTGCAGTTGTAGCAAAAGCATATAAGTTTTTGCTAGCAATCGCCGCTGTAATGTTTGGAACAAATATGTGGTAGTTACCAGCAGTATTGTTAAAGTTCACATCAACCTCTGTGATTGATTGTGTAGCACTTAACTGTTCGTTAAAAGATGTTACACCAGCACCAACGATTTCAGTTCCAGAAGAAACTGCAGTGTTAGTTGCTGTGCCAGAAGTTGCACTTAATGATAAACCACCAGCAAGAGTTTCTCCTGCAGCAGTTGTAATACCAATCAATGCTCTGTGAATGAAAAATTTAGTAGGGGTTACTAGTCCGTCTGGTGCGTCTGTATTTAATGCACCAAGCTCTACAAGAACATCACCATCTCCGTATGCAGTTGATGCTGCATTTGTTGATGCCAATGTACCAGCAAAAGATTGTATCTTTCTAGTTCCCATTGATATTAGTTGTCCAGTTGAATTTACTGAAAAACCTGTTTCTGTTATTGCGCCAGTAGAAGCAGCTTTGTTGATTACGTTGAATCCACCTTCTGTTCTTACCGGACCGCTAAATGTACTGTTAGCCATTTTTATTCTCCTCGATCATATAGATCTTGTCATACAGTCTCTATATCGTCTGTCTAGCCAGTCTGTATAACTTGTTATGCTAGAAATAATGGGGCACATTATGTGCCCCACTAAATGATTTACGCTCCTGGTGATCCGAAGATACCTCTCCAGTCAGAGAACCCAAATGAGTATCTCTCTCTAGCTTTGTATCTAACATTACCAGTGTCGAAGTCGCCTTCCATCGCAGTTCTGATAGGAGCTCTAGTGAACATTTTCAGTCCATTAGGAGCATCTGTTTTAATGAAGAACGCGTCAGTATCAGTTAGGAAGTTGTTTACCACATAACCTTGTGGTACCATTCCCATTGATCTAACTGCGTTGATATCATTATCAGCAGTTCCTTGTCTTCCTGCAGACTTCATTAACCTCTCAGCAGTGAACTGAAGGTTTACAGGTATAATCATTTTCATACCTCTAAGAGCAATTTTCATTCCTCTTTCATCCTTCATGTCAGCGATATCAATTAGCATCTGCTCAAGCGAAGTTTCGTTTAAGTCAGCTGCAGTCGATAGCTCGTTCTTTTGCGTTCCACTAAGTGTTGGGTGATCAGTAGCGCAAAGCTCCTTATCATCACCACCAAGGAAAGAACTGTTAAACGCTCTGTTAAGAACGTTAGCAGCCTTAATTTGCTTAGTGTTAGCCATAGATCTTGCTAAAGCTTTTGTGTATCTTGTGCTGATTTTGTCGTAAAGGTTATCCTCTACGGCTTCTTCAGTTAATGAGAAAGCCAAAGCGATTGTTTCGTGTGAATAGCGTGCAGTGAAAGTTTCTTGTGCTTGTTCGTAAACAACACCAGATCCTTCCGGTTTTACTTCTGCGTTGCCAAATCCACCTAGCATCACTTCTTCTTCAAAAGCACGATCAGAATTTTCTAAATCGAAAATTTCTGTGTGCTGGTTTTCGTATCGGTCATATTCTAATCCGAACAGGGCATTCAAGCCAGGTTCGAGTTCTTTGACCAATTGCATTCTTGAAATTGCCATTATATCTCTCCTCTAGCTATTATGTTCCAGTGATACCTGTGCCCAATTTAACGTGTTCGTTAAACATAACGTACCAGTTAGCATTAGCACTTGAAGCATCATCGTTTTCTGGATCTTTCGTAATCCCAATGATTTTGACCTGTAAGCCAGCTGTAGTAGCTTCTGTTGAATCATCTATCTCGTTTTTAGATAGACCATTAACAGTGCTGCCTGCAGTAAGAACTGTATCAGTATTTTTACCGATGTCAGTTTTGGCTAGTGTGCCATCACATTGAGCTTCAAAAAGCATGTACGGATCATCATAGATATACGCGTCAATATTAGTTGAACCAGAGATCGAACCTGCAGAGGTTACGTTTATGCTCCCTGGATAATAATTTGAGTAAGTTGGCTTTTTGCTAGTAGGGTCAATGTAGAAACAACCATTGAATACACCAAGAATAGTTGCGCCTGAAGCAGTTCCTTTTATTACGTAACCGCCAGACTGTAACACGTGATCTCCTTTAAAGATCGCTGTGCCATAGTTATCCTCAATAGTGTACATAGTTGTACCCATATTTTGAACACCACTACCGACTTTACCAATTGGTCTTAACCCAAATGCTGCGTCAATATTAGCCATGATTTTATCCTCATAGTAATTTGTTACAACATACTCACCGCGAGCATGTCGTTATTTGTAACTTATGGAGAAAAAACTAGTTGTCTTTTTTACCGCCACCAAATGTTACGCGAGTTCGCCTGCTTTCATTATGTACAGGCATGCTAGGATGTTGGTCCTTTAGAGGATCGTTTGCAACAGCATCATCTTTATCTTGCGCAACTTGTGCAAAATATTGTTTTCGCTGCTCAATAATCTCGTTAGGAATTCTTGCTAGCATCAAACCTCCAACAGCTATAACACCTTGATATCTACCTGATTCCATTTGTGGCCATTCCATGTCCGGATATTCATCTGCTCTCACAAATTCCCATCCTTCTCTCATTCTCGCAGATACATTCTTTGAATCCATCTGTCCGATTGTTTCGGCCCTAATCCAACGGTGTTTAAATCCGTTAGGTGCAGGTGGTGCGTCTAGTTGTGATGGTGGAGCCCATTCTTTCCTTCGCTCGGTTTTAGCTCTGGTTTCAGACTCGCGTGACGGTAGTTTTGTTTTTGTATTTGTATTCATATGCCTACTCCTTCACGTACTTCGCATATTCGCTTAGTGGCACACCTAGTTTTTTTGCTATGGCTACCTGTGACGGTGTGAGTCTCACAGAACCTTTACGCGCCTTTCCTGGTGCTGCTCTGTTAGCAGAGGCAACTGTTTGGGAAGGCGAAACTTGTTGTCCAAATTTATGAGGAAAAGTATCCCTCATTCTTTTGTCTACTTCACTATAGTATGAATCTGACTGCGGGTCAAATCCTTCTTCCATTAGTTTACGATGAATTGAGAAAGAAGTCAAGGTCATTGGTTCATCTGTACCAAACCATTCATTCTTTTCAGCCCAATCTTTAGCTTTTGGGTCAGGTTGACGAGGTGGTGCAGGTTGCCTAGGCATTTGTTGCTGAGGCATTTGTGGTTGATTTGGGTCAACCCCTTGAGCTTGCATCTCCTGTTGTAGTCTTTCTCTTTGTGCTTTGTGTGAAGCTGCACGTTCTTCTTCTATAGACAATCTACTTATTTTAGCTTGTGCTTCTACTTGTTTATCTACATCACCAAGATCCATAGCTTGTTTTAGTTCGTTCTTTGCTTGTGCCATCTGTGCTTCCACACGATCGGCAAACTCAGTTACGTAACCAGTATCTATTTGATTTGATCTTGCTGCTTGAGTCTGTGCTTCTTTCTGTACTCCTTGTGCATATTGCACAGCAGCTTGTTCACGTCTTTCAGCTTCTCTTAATTTTTTAGTTAACTTATCTATTCTTGATTGAACCTTGTGTCCGTAATCATCCATTTCTTCTGAAGATGCTGTTTCTACTTCCGTTTCTACAGCTGGTGTATCTTCATCAGAATTTATGGTTTTTGCAGTATCTGCTATTTCTACATCTACAGATGAGCCAGTGTTAGGTAAATCTACCATCTTTTCGTCTGCCTCACTCTGTGTCTGCACTTTATTTTCTGCAGGCATATTTTCTCCTGTTAAGTTTTAAATTGCAAGATATCCTCTGGGTCCTTTACCACAGCAATTATCTCGTCCTCATTTAGTATCCTAACTTCACCACCTTCTATTCCAAACCTAGATCCAGCGTAACGACCAAATATAATCCAATCGTTTACTTTACACCAAGGTCCATTTGGAAATCTCTCTTCATCCTTATAACAATCTGGTCCTAGTTTAAGAACCAAACCAGTGACTGTTGTATAGCCACGTTCTTCCATATGTTGATCTGTTAATATTACACCACCTTTTGTTTTACCTTGTCCTTTGTAAGGTAGAACTAACAAACGCCATCCGGTTGGATCTGGTAAACGTTCTAATACTTTTTCTGTGGGTAAATGCTTAATATCTTTTGTAGCATCTTCTTGTATTTTTTTTAGAAACCTGTTTTCTTTTTCTTCAGCTTTCTTGTTATTTTCGTCAGCCTCAACTGCGAGGTCTTTTTCTTCTAACGCAAATTTACGTTTAGGTATTACTGTTGCCATCTTCGTCCTCATCTTTCTGCAGGTCTTGTACTTCCTGTTCCATTATTGTGTAAGCTTTGTGTTCACCTACAGCTTTCATATATTCATCAAAGCCTGGTAAACCAGTAGCTATTACATCTTTTAGTTCTTCTTTGCGCGATCTAATCTTTTTCAAGACGAGATAAATCGCGTTTTCATCTCTCATTAATTAGTTCTATATACTAACAATTCCATTTACGCAAAGATTTATTTATTCTAGAGTTTGGATCTCTAGCTGTCTTTGCACTAGTTCTTCTTTTCTTCATACCCTCCATACGAGCACAAAATGATTTACGACGTTTTGCAGCTTTAGATCCTTTTTTTAATTTAGATGGTTTTGTTGTGACAGCTGTCTTAAGTTTAGAACCTGGGTTTGCAGCACGATAAGATGCTACACCCTTTTTATTCAATCCACCGGATTTATTTTTACCTTCTTTACGTTGCCAAGCTGCTGTTTTAGGCATACTTAGTCTTTTTCCTTTTATTTTCTAAAACCATACCGCAACCTTTAGCTATGCCTTTTGGATTTTTATCTGACTTGGCTTTTCTTTGTTGCGATATTGATTTCTTTTTAGCCACCTTACTTTTTAGCAGTTTTAGCTGATCGCTTTAATGCTTTATCTGTAACAGTGCCTTTACCAGGTCTGCTTGTGCCTCTTTTTTTAGCGCGGTTCATATAATAGTATAAACCTTTTTTAACAGTACGACCGTCTTTGGTTACATGTGTATCTTTTTTAGAAGATCCACCTTTTTTATAACCCATAGCCATAGGTTCTTTTTTCATCATACCACCACCCATCATTTTTTTCTTGCCTTTTGTTGCACCAGCAATTCTGTCTGCTGCTGTAGGTTTAGGGTTGTTGTCAATACCGGCTTTTACAGAAAGCATACCAAATTTAGCTTTCTTTCCGTTTGCCGTTTTCTTCATCATTTTTTTCTTTGGCATTTTCTTTTTTATCATTTTTTAACTAAGCTCCCTCCGAAGTATAATCCTACGATAGCTGACATTAAGTGCGTATCCATAGGTGTGATTACAACGCCTGCATACTGTCTGTCTACAAGCATTTCTTTTTGTTCAATCAAAAACAAAAACCCTCTACTAAATTCAGTCCATGTCAAAAATACTGCTGTATCAAAAAATACTGGCACTATCTTTGGCCAAACTATTATAAAGAATACTGCTGTAAGTGCAATAATTCTTCGTGTAAATTGAAACCCTTTATTTTCATATCTTCTAGCACTATCAATGTGCTTCATCTGTGCGTTAGCACGTGCAATCAATAACTTCTGCTCTTCTTGTTTTGCTTTGATGCTTTGACCCCATATAGTCATGACGCCACCTAGCAACGATGAACCTAGCATTGTTATCATTTCTACTGGTAATCCAAACATATTAATCCTCCACTAAACTAACTATACCACCTTTGGCAAATGGTTTACCACCTGACAAAAATGCTTGGTTAACTTGTTCTTGTAGACCTCCTGGTCCTATTTGTGCTCTTTGTTTTGGTTGTCCTTGCATACCCATGTTCATGTTGTAGCCAAAGCCGCCTCCTCCGCCACCAGAGCCATAGCCGTAGTTAAAACCACCACCACCTCCACCAAAGCCAGATCCATATATACCATATCTACTAGGACCTGAATAGCTACCCATTAAATTTTTTGTTATTTCTGCTTGTTGAGTTGCAGGATCTCCCATTAAATTAAAAATACCTCCAGAGGGATACATAGCATCAAAAGTTAATTCAGCAGCTGTTTGAGGAGGTATGCCTTTACCAACAAAATCATCAAACATAACCTGTAAACTGTCGGTAACTGTTTGACTAGACATTCCTGGTATACCGCTGCTAGCACCAAACACACTACCAAAACCAAATGCCATCGGTTGATTGACATCGTACTTACCAAATTTGCCTGAAAAATCTATTGGCTTATTTATTTGTTCAGTAAGAAAATCATCATAAAGAGTTTGTTTACCGTAATATGATGTTCCTTCAGGGCTTGTATCTTGAGGGCTTATAACTCCTGATAAATATCTTTTGAGAACGTTTGCTTGTTCTGTATCACCTTTGCCTTCTGCAGCTAATTTATCTAAAGCTGTTTTTAATTTGTGTTGACCACCTTGATTGTTATTGTTTTGACCTGTTTGATTATTATTTTGTGAAGAATTATTAGAGCTAGAACTGCCACTGCTACTAATTACAACATTGCTACCAAAAGAACTAGAAGAAGGTTTAGTTCCGCCGCTAGTTCTGCGAATATAATCTTCTCTTGCTGACATTATCTCATACTCGCTGGGCTTTGATACGTAAATCCATATTGAGGTCCACCTCTTTTGTTTACATTTTCAAAAGCTTCTACAAACTCCTCGTATGTAGGTGCAAAACTTCTTGTAGTGTCAGTCATGTTTGTTAAAAATTTTTCATACTCTTTTTGATACGGTCTGTTAGTTGTTGCAAAGGTAGGTCCTTGACCGTACATAGATGCTATACCTGCTTCTCTTCTTGAATCATTAAATGGCACAGGCACATTCATAGCTTCATCTGCAATTGTATCTGTTTGACCCATAACAAAAGCCAATTCTTCTGGTGATAAATCATTAAAATATTTATTGCCACCCTCTTGATTAAAAGTATTACCTATAGGTTTATCTTGAGGATAAGTTATAGGAAAACCTTGTTGTGGAAAAGGTCTAGTCGTGCCGTCAAACCCAAAAGTTTTTGCTGCATAGTCTTGCATTTCTTCTTCGTCTGTATCTGCAGCGCCAGTAATGCCTTTTTTATCAAACATATCTTTTCCAAAATCAGATATGTTTGATAAAAAATTACCACCTGCTCTTGC